CGCTGGCTCTCAACATATTCTTTGTCTGCGTTGATGAAGACAGGCGCGATGAAGATTTGCTTTATTTCCCTGCGGCCTTCGCCGTATCTCTGATTTCTCACATGACCACGGCGAAGATGCGGGCGCATAGGCGAGCCTGTGCCTCCTGACTTGCAATTCTCCGTGATCTTGCCAATGCGAATAGTTGTTGTGTATCCAAAGTGCTTTGATGCGTTTCTTGTTTTTGCAGAACTGGAATTAGGCTTGTTCTCAACTCGATCCTTTTGTGCGTTCTTCGTAGCAAGCAGGACAAGAAGTGTTTTTACAAACACTTTGAATACTGCTTGATGTTCTTGCGGAACTGTCTTTAACTTGACCTTTAACTTATAAGTTTTTCTGTTTATCCAAGCATAACGAAATGACCAATAGTCTAGAGGCACAAAGCTATTGCTGTCATAAACTATGTTTGGGTTTGATATAAAACAAACTTCTAAAGCCACATATTCATTTGGGGCCATAGACATCGCCATATCCACTTTCTTAACTATAGATTCGTCTACGTATCCTTTTAGAAATGGGCTTTTATAAATCTTAGGATCATACGCTAACATTAAATGATTCACCGGCGGGTTTGAGACGCCAGCTTCTTCCATCGCCTTAAATGTTCCCTCAATTTCATCAATGTGAAGCGCAGAAACAGCCCTCTCATCTAAGATAAATAACTCAGGTTTTTCGCTAACTTTGAACTGATTTTTCAAAACGATATATCCGTCTTCCATCCCCATCCTCCTATTTGCATCACTTCGGGCCTACGTCTATTTTGAAGCCCAGTGCTTTGGTTAGTTCCACTGCGGTTTTCATCGACATCTCATGGCCGTCTCGCGCTGCGATAAGGTTCCATGTTCCAGTTGACATATCTGCCCTTCGATTAACTTCGCGCTGAGATATTTTCAGACGCAAGCGACGTTCTTCGAGCAGCTTGAATAGATCAGAGCTTGATTTGATTTCTACCATTTGCACCTCCTGATTAATGTATAAAGCGCAAATTGGATTAAGCGCAACGCATCTTCACCAGTTATCAAAGGGTTCATTCAATGCCCACGCTGGGATTGCCAGCGTCCTTATTCCTGTTGTGTAGCAAGGATGATCTTGCTGCGGCTTTTGGGCTTCCTTGTACGTCTCCGCTGCTGATCTCATAGCCCTGCCACCTGACGCCAATGATGCGGCATCAATCTCATAGATACCGACTGCATAAGGCGCTTCGCTCTCAACGGCTATAAAGACGAACTTGGCATCATTCCCCGTAACAAGTCTAAAGCCATCAATGTAGAACGCCGCTTGCATATGGTACTGGAAGCTGCCGATCTGCTTTGCAAACCCTTCTGGGGATGCGTCTTTACAGGTTTTAAGATCAAGGATCGTATTGCCGGATATGAAGTCCATGCGAGCCTTGCACGGCACCCCATACTGATCCCATTGGCAGACCGTTTCCGCATCCCCGCCTTTTTCGAAATACTCTTGTACGACAGGGTTTCCTCTTGCCGCTTTGGCAATCGCTTGGGCGCGAAGGAGGTCTGACTCGTCCAGAATCTTTTTACCCGCATTGTCTTCCCCAAACTCAAGAGCGGCCTTCTTGCCTATGTTCGTGCGTTTATCAAACATCGGCGCGATAGCGTATTCTTCCTCAAAGGCTGAAGGCTCAAACAGCAGCGTATGCGTAAGAGTCCCCAGCTTCATTGCTCCTGTCGGCTCTCTGTTGCTAGTCGTCGATGCCAAGTAGTGGGCCGCTGACCGGCGTAACAGTTTGGCTCCCGACGCGCTCAGTGCTTTGATTGCGAAGTAATCGCTTGTCGGCATGTTTTTTATTAGGCTTCCCATTGTCTTCTCCATCCTGAATGTACTCACCACAAAAGTAGCCACGCGCAACACGCACTGGCGTAGGGTATCTTTGGCAGGTAAAAGACCCGCCTTCTTTGTGCGGCACGAACTTACACGTTGTGCATGTACTCATTGCGTTCAATCCTTCGTTTCATTCCCCATCGGACGTAGCTGCTCATCAGCCCCTTCTCCCGATTGCAGTAGATCATCGGCCTTGTGACAAGATCGCGGTTGCGGTGGACCACACCGATGATGACGTTCTTTGTTATACCTAGCTGACGGCCAATGTCCGTTGCTGCGGTACCCTTATTCCACAGGTCTATGATTTGAGCGTTGCGTTCCCTGTTCATCTTTCCTCCTCCAACGCATCTTTCGCAGTCTCCTGCATGTAAACTACTACCTTCCAGATAGTTGTGCCGTCAGGTATTTCCGCGCCGAAGGCGGGGTGACAGCCGCTTGGTGCTTCAGCTATGGAGCGTAAGGCATATTCTAGTTGCTCGATGCGGTCGGCTGCTTGTCCGAACACTACATTGTCCCAGCCATTAGATTTGGCGTAAGCGTCTCTGTCACGCAGCCGCTTCACGAGATCGTCAGTCATCTGTCTTCTCCACTAGCTGCCCCCTCGAAGTCGCTGTACGCAGGCTTTCAACGTACCGCACCAGTGCGCCAAACGTCATCGGCTCCAATGCTACTACGTTGTTATCGCGGTCGTTGACCGCCAGCCATATTTGGAAGCCGTCGTATGATGCGTAAACGCCGTCGCCAAGGTAAGTGCTGAGTTTATTCATCTGTTTTCCTTTCCCAAGTCATCTCCCATCTTCCCACGCTTGAGCGCATGTGCCGCACTCTCTGTACACACCCTGCCGCAGCAAGTTGCCGCTGACAGTCATCTCTGTGCCGCATGAGCATCGCACACGCCAGATTGCTCGGCAGCGCATTAACAAGTTCCTCTTGGGATACTCGCGATTGATAACTGTCAGTCGCCCGAAGACCTTGCCAAGCTCATCCTTGACCTCGGTGCCAGCCATAGATCACCTGTGATAAACTCGGACGTCGTTACGGTAGATACGCAACGCACGTTCACCCTGCTCCGGCGTCATCAGCTTTTGCGCTGGCACAAAGTACACCTTCCCATACGGTAGGCTGATAAGCCTGTTGTCCTGCCTGCTGTCCATATACAGGCGGCGCCGTTCGTCCCTAGTCTGATCGTATGATCTCATCTGCGCTTCTCCCATTCGACAATCATCGCGTCTGCATACGTCCACGCAGCCAGTGCGATCTTCGACGGCGTACCCGGATTGTGCGTAAGCAATGCAGCAAACGCAGCAAGTGCGTATGCCTCAAATGCATCCCGTCGATCTAGTCTGTCTGTGATTGTTTTCATAACGCCCTCCTACTCGTACTTCTTCATCTGCTGCTGCGCTTCCCATCCGCAATATATCTCGGCGGCTTTGCTTTCAGGATCGCATCGCTCAAGGCAATCACAGGCATGTTTGCGCAAGGCGGTGCGAAATTCGCTGATGCTTTTGGAATGCCTTGTGCTGTCAACGTAGCGGTCTGTGCGCGCCATATACAGTTCTGACTCGACCCTCATATAATCTTTATGGAGCTTCATCAGCGCGGCGTATGCTTCTCTGAGCGAGAAGTAATCAAGCGTTACTTCATGCTTCTCAGAATCCCCTCCGTCACGCAATAGGTTGAGAGCCTGATGGGCTGTAATGTTAGTAATCATTCTCTCCCCCCGCGCAGAGCGTCGATGCTGGCTTGCCCAAGTGGTGTGTCTGCAAGATCGCCAAGCGCCGCCAAGTAGGTGTCGATTAGAGCTTGCTCCTCCTCGCGCTTGTCTGCGTCCTGCCGACGTAGGGCGATGACCTTGCGCATGATCTTTGGATCGTACCCAAAGGCTTTTGCCTCTGAGTATATTTCCTTGATGTCGACTTTGATGATGTCGGCTTCATCCTGACACTTCTCAATACGATTGATGAAGCTGTTAAGCTGATTGTTGTTCATCTTCGTTCTCCGGCTGGTCTACTGTGTTGTAGATGTTGCGGGCTGCACCAAGGGTTTCAGTCATTTGCCGATCCATTTCATCGCGCTCAATCTGGCGTACAGCCAACGTCGCGTACCCGGCTATGTCTCGCCAGTGATCTAGTTCACGAGCGTTGCCAGACAGGATGCGGGCGATCTTCATGGCCATCTGCTCAAGTGACTCGGCCATGTAGAAATCTAAGTCTTGGAACGCCCGCGTAGACTTCATCATGTGCTTGAGGTTTTGCGACATCTTGGCCACATGCTCAAAGTCGCCGTGGCTGCGTGCGCGTTCTGCTAGTGTCTCTCGAATATCAACCATTTATTTTTCTCCATTTGCGCATAGCGTGAAGGACTGAAGTGTGATCGCGCTTAAACAAGTTTCCGATTTGCGTTAACGACCAGCCACGATCATTAAGGAAAACGTAGATTTCTGACCTTATGTAGACCTTGAACATTCTCCGATCTCTGGCAACAAGATCGCCCCAAACCATCTTTTCCCTGACAAGCACATTACGCACAAACCGCTTTGCCTCATCCGACATCGAGGGGATGCCGTAGTTTGTTGGCGGCTTTGGTGGAGCGGGGGGCGGTGGCACAGAAGGCTTTGCCGAAGCTATCCTGCGTGCGGCAGCCTTGTAGTGTTCTGTGAAATCTTGATAGACGCTCAATGGTGCATCTCCATCAATATGCGCTTTGCACCGCCTAGCGTCTTGGCATAGGCAAGCTGGCCGTGGACAGTAGCCGCACGGAACATTCGCGAGTTATCTGTGTTGAGACGGCAGCGGTTGACGTGTCCAATGACCTTATCAAAATAGGTCAGTGTGTATGTCTTATCTTCGTTCTTGATGATCTTTATCACGGGCTCTCCTCCGCAAATCAGTTGGCGAAGGAAATATGCCCGCTTTCTATAAAGAGCGCAAGCGTCTTTTACAGAAAGCGGGAATTATTTTATTCTCTTCTCTTGCGCTCTCCGAGAAGCCCCTCTTGAGCCGCGCCCCTTAGTGCAGCAAGCGACCCTTGGGCTGCGCCTGATGTTGAAGTAAAGATTGGCGGGCGGCTTGATGCAAGGGCTTGGTTTCTCAAATACGCTTGAGTAGCCGGGTTAAGGAGGGCCGCAGAGTATGCTGCGTTTAATGGGAAAGCCAACGGGTTAGACAGCACACTTCTAGCAAGCGTCCTTGGTTCCGTCCCGGACTGAGGGGGTGGCGTATAAAACTCCTTACCAATCCTTGATAAATCATTAAGGTCGCCGTAACCTTGACGATAAAGAGTTGGAGCTTGCCCTTCGACAACCTGCCGCAGTCTTGGGCCGCTGATGACGCCAGACGTTCCTCCAGCACCTCCAGCTGCTGTTTCTATTGTTTTGGCTAATGCGTAATCTCTCCTAGCCTGATCTAAATCTTCTCTTTTTGTCTTACTGGTCGCGCTTTCAAAGGCGTCATCAAGTGATTTACGCAAGCCTCTTAGAGCTTCTCCATAATCGCGATCTGCGGCAACGGTGCTCTTGCTGTACCGAGAAGCCTGATCGTTTATTTGCCTGCGGATTTCTTGATACTGAGTACCACTCATGCTGCCGCCGTACCCGGCAATTTCTTGCACCCAATTTGTAAATGCCTGTCTCTGAGTTGTTTCAGGTTTTTTGAAATAATCCTGCACAACCGCAGTTAGTGACTTCCCAAATTCAGGCGTATTGGTTGGGATGACTGCCGTGTTTTCCGCGATCTCTCTAATACGGGAACCCGCAACATCTCTAGCTGCCGTAGTTGCCTCCGGCGTTGCTAATTCTCCGGGTATGTTTGCTTTACGCATCACAGCAGACTGAAATGCTTTTGCTTGCTCTTGCGGTGAAGCCCGCATCTGTATCGAGCCGGGCATTTCACTTGCAACCGACTCCATTGATTTAAGGATCGGTATATTTAGAGATTGCCCAGCAGACGGCTGTAATCCGTATTCAGATTTAGCAACATTAAGTAGACGAGCTTGTTCTGGGTTCAGATTTGACGTGAAAGGCGTGATTACCCGCGAGCTTCCAGCTGCTGCAAGTGTTGGCAAAACCCCGCCCGCAAGGCCCGCCGTGATGTTCTGAAACGGGGTGCCACCTCTCTCAGCAGAATACTGCGCAGCCGCACCACCAGTAAGCCCCCCAGCCGTTGTTAAAGCAGGAGCGGCAGAAGCCGAAGTAGCATATTGCCGACCTGCTTCAACGGCTCTTTGTTGCATTTGTGGGATAGCCGGAGAAGGTGCCAGCATTGCTTGGGAACCAGCAACAGCGGGTGCAAATCTGCGCGCTAAAGACGCAAGCCCTGAGCCTGTAAGAGCGCCAAGTCCAGTTTCAACGCCAGTCGTTAATATTCTTTCGCCCGGCGTCTTTGGACCTTCCATTGGAATATTTTCAGCAAGGCGTTTACCGGCCTCCCCAAGCGCAGTTATGTTCCTGAACGGTTGCGTGTACGGGACTTGTTCAGCACCAAATGCGGGCGCCCCAATATTGTATGCCCTCTTAGCCATATTAACTAAGGACTCATAAGCGTCGGCAGTTAAAGCTGGCAGCCCCAACACTGCCGTAGGTGCGCCTGAAACGACCGCACGCCCCGCAACTGCCGCCTGCCTAGAAATATCAGTTGGTTCAGACTTTGGCTTCATTGCAGATAAGTCGCGCAACAATCTTTTACTAAGCTCATCGTCTTTCGGCTCTTCTTTTACGCGCGGAGGCTTAGACGTAGACATGGATGCTGCGTCACGCTCTAACCTTTTTCTAAGTTCGTCTTGCGAGCTAATCTCATCAGCCATTTAATCATCCTCGCGCTTGATTACGAATGTCTTCGCTTCTGGAGAATAATACATAGTCCCCTTTTTCAAGCTCTTATACTGGTCGAGGGACGAAACGGTCTGTATCGGTTTCGGAACGTTTTTATCGGCAAACTCATCAAACCCGCTCAAGCTGCCCTTGTTGTCTCTATAATATTTATCCATAGCGCGAGCATATGCTTTTTCGTAATCTATGTTCTGCTTCAGGTAGCTGGTGATTAGCAAGTTACCCTCTTTTGTCTTAGCTAATTGAGGGGCGGCCTGCTGGAAAATCTGGTCTTCATAATTTGATGTTGAACCAGACCCTTGTTCTCTCATTTTAGGAACAATCGCGTTAGTAACAGAGTTAAATAACTCCTCACCTGCAAGCTTGTTTGCTGCATCTTCTGGTAGAACGCCAATGCCCGCCGCCAGTTTTCTTATTCCAAGTGTTGCGCTAGTTAATATGCCTGTATCCAAGCCCCCTTCCAGAAGTTGCCGTTGGGCAACATCAAGAAGCGACGAGGTTGCGTTCATAGTTTTTACTGCCTTCTGCGTATCTTTGATGCGGGCAACATCTATTTCTCCGCCACCCTTTTCCCCAGAAGGAAGGTTAACAGTAACGCCGCTGCCGCCGATGCGCTTTACCTCCCCAGTTAGCAGGTTCCTTTGCTGCGTCAGGGGTATCCCGGTGACAGGATCAACAACAGGCTTCCCCGTCTGATCTACTACCGGCTCATCCAAGAACATCTTCTGCGGCTTAATCTGCGTCTTAATCCATTCGGTTGGATTGCCGAGAGCGGCAGCTTTCTGCTCCGGCGTAAGGTTAGCAGCTTCTATGGCTGAGACAGCCGCGTTGTACTGCCCAACTTCTCTTTGCTTTTCAGCAAGGGCAGCTTGCGTCAACGCCACCTGATTAGGATCACGGGTCGCTTGAGCCTGTATAATGGAGCTCAGTCCTTTAGGACCAATTACATTGTACTGCTCAAGGCTAGAGCCAAGTTTCTCTAGGTTCCCCGGCGTTCTTGCCCAAGCGTCCATAGCCTTGGCTTGCTCCATCTCACGCATCTGCGCCTGCATCTGTGCGCTCATCAACGCACCCTGCCGAGCCTTGTAGATGTCGTTCTGAGCGCCGCTGCCGATGCCACCAAGCTGGGCAAGATACTGGGCGCGCTGTGATGGAGACTGCTTCTGCCCTGCGGCAAGGAGCGTCGATCCAAGTTGGCCTAATGTTGAGATCAGCATACGGCGCTCTTCATCAGGCGTGAAGCCGGAAGACGAGGGGCCACCAGATTGACCGCCACCAAGCAGACCTGCAAGACCAGAGCCTACGCCCTGTGCCGCATCACCAATGCCGCCGAGCAGACCACCGAGAAAACCTTCAGCCATTTTCAGCCTCCCAGAAGCCCTTTGATATAATAATCATTATACGGGTTGCCTTCTTCATCGCGATAGGTTCGAGCCTTTAACTTGCTCAAGTCGCCACCTGCGAATTGGTCAGCATATTGTTGCGGTTCACCCATATTAGCATACTGGTTCAGGAACTTAATCACATTCATGTTTGCCGGACCTTGCATGGGAGCTGGTGGTCCTTGCATAGGTGCAGGCTGTGCTTGCATAGGTGCGGGGGGCATCTGCAACTGCGGAGGGGTCTGTCCTCCACGCTGCACGGGTGTCTGACCCATACCTCTCGGGTCTTGGACAGCAGACATGACGGTAGCGAGCAGTTCGCGGATCATCCGTTCCTGTTCTTTTTGACTCATTCCCGCCATGTCACTTATCCTTAGTTGCGAAGTGCGACCGCTTCGTCGGAATTGTAGATGCCTTCACGGATCGCTTCTACAGACTGCCCGCCATCCTTGACGCCGATCCAGTAATACATGCCCGTCAGGTCAGGCTTACGGTTCAGGCATTCCTGATAGATATTGGCGATCCACTCGGGTGCATTATCAACATTGTATACCATTTTGCTCTCCTCATCATCCGCAGGTTTGCGGAATTTCATGTGACTCATTCATTATAGTAGGTAACGACCGGGGCGTTTGCTGCCTCTATCTTTGCAGCTCGCGTCGGGGCATATGCTGTACCTTCTTTCGACCCGGCAAGACCAGAATAAATGTCTGCGATTGGGGTGCCGCTATTGAGCAATCCCTGCCAATACGAAGCCCCGGCCAAGTCTATATCTCCGGCTGGCCGCCCAAGATAATCGGTATAGCCGGAAATAATCTGCGGGCTGATTTGGTTTGCCGCCAGCAGGCCGCCTGTCGTACCCGGTGTTACAGCTCCGGGGGTAACAGGCTTCACAACAGGTGTGAGGCCGCTGTTTGTAACAGTCGGATTTGCCGCAGTGAATTTATCCTGATCGGTAAGTGCAATGCCGTCCTTCGTCCGTTGCGCGTTGATCGCAGACTGCAACCACGACGGGATGGTTGTCTGGCTGATGTCAAGGCGAGGACGGGGCGAAAGTGTCTGCTGATACGTCGCCGGGATGTCTGCCGGGTTGAACGGCTGGATCATGCCGGGCAACGCCGCCTGATACTGCAACGACTGCTGGAATGGCGACAGGTTTGCAGCTCCCGGCGTACCAGCCAAGAAGCTCTGCAACGATGGTGGACCCATTGCCGGACCAGCCTGTGCCGCCGGTTGCGCATACTGGGCTACCTGCTGGACGTTCTGGCCAATGAGCTGCGAGCCAAAGGGTACTGTGCGAACGCCTCTTTGGAAGTTCTGCGTTGCGGGAGACTGCCCTTCTGCCGATCCGCGAAGACCAGCTTCAATGTCAGCAGCAGACCCGCCTTGCGCGAAAACATTGCTCCAGTATGCCATGCCTTCAGGGTCAGCATCACGACCAAATACCTTTTGGAATAGGGCGTTAACTTGGCCAGAGTAATCTGTGGCCGACCTAGTAGTGCCGCCAGCAGTAGTGCCGCCAACTTTTGTAGTGTTATCGACCTTGGTCGTCCCCAGCAAACCCTGCGCTTCTTTTGACGCCCCGATGTCCCGCTCTGCATCTGCAAGGGTTCCCGCCCCTGACATGATCGCATTGCCGAAATACTTGATGTCATCAACCGTCGCTGGACGACCAAGCTTGTTTAGAAAGATGTTGTTAATTTGCCCGGCGAGGGCTTGGCTGTCGATGCTCGCCCCGCTCAGAAGACCACCGCCGCCTGTAGCTGCTGCTGCTGTACTTGTGCCTGTTTGTCCGGTTGCCCCAGCCTGCACCTGTTGCGCTTCAGGTGACGATGCGATTGCCTGCTGTGCGTCTGCTAGTGTGCCAGCGCCAGATAGGATTGCATTGCCGAAATACTTGATGTCATCAACCGAGGCTGGGCGGCCAAGCGATTGCAAAAATATGTTGTTGATCTGTCCTGCGAGCGCCTGCGTGTCGATTGCCATGTCATTTACCCCAGAAGGCCGCGTATCCCGAATATGGATCGCTTGAATATCTCATC